TTGATATTAATGATTCAAATATATGGAAAAGAGAATCATTAATTAATTTAATGTATTATTTAACTTATAATTCTTTTAAACAAATTCATCCAGCTCCATCATGGTTAATATTAAAAGAATTTGGTGGTTTTATGTTAATAGCAGATTTTAGAAAAAATTTTGAAACTAATAATAGTGAATATATTTTATTATATCCACCTTTAATTTCACGACAAATGCAAATTGAAGAATCTTATAAAAAAGTCAATTCTTCTGGACCAATAAATAAAATCGATAAAATGCTAAATCATGATTATTTATTAAAAAGAAATAAACCAATAGAAACATCATCATTTTTTATGAAGAAAAATAATGATACATCAAATTTACAAAAAATTATGGGATTGTGATATTTTTTGGTCCAAATTCAATAAATAAGTCAACATTATAACTATCACTAACGTCATTTAATACTTCAATAACTTCATTGTGATTTTCAATTGATGAATTTTCACTTGATGATTCAAATAAATATGTCGAATCCGATTCATATTTAATTGGATTTAACCATTCATATTTAATTTGTATAAAATCTAATAATGCTATTGTATTAATTATATTATTAGTTAATAATTTAATTTTTGTTTGTAATTTACATATTTTATAATTTAATAATTTATTTAATTCTGTTATTAGATCTATAGATAAATCTGAATAATTATCAACAATTAATTTATTAATTTCTTCAGAATTATTTCTGATCGATTCCAAATTAATATTAATATTGTATATTACATTTGTCCAAAATTCATTAAAATCAATATTAAATTTTTGACATAATTTTTTTATTATATTTATAAATATTTTATTATCTATAAATGGTTTCATTAATAATTTTAATGATTCATCATCTTTTTTAAAATTTAATATTGAAACTTGAACATAAGTTGATGTAATAATTTGTTCAACTCTAGCAATCATTGGTTTATTTAATGGAATTTCTTTTTTCCAATCATATACTCTTTTTTTTCTTGTTGCATCATCATATTTCATCATTCCAGATATTTCAGTATATTCTAGTAAGTTAACTTTAATATATGTTTTTTCATGTTCAGTAAAAACTACTAAAACATTTTCAAACATATCAGGTAGTTTTTTTTTATAAAAAGGTATCGTTATATTATAAATATTTTCCATTATTTATTATAATATATATGTTTTAAATAGTTTATTCAATTTTTTTAATTTAAAAATTAAGTTAAATTTTTTTCATAATAATAAACACCCTGTAAAAAAGCATCAGCTAAATCATCTTGTTTTTTTTGTTGTTTTAAAAAATTAACCCATTCTGGTAAATGACTAATTAATTCTAATGTATATTTAATTCCCAATGCTTTTGTTAATTTATATTTTACTGTTGCATCAGTACTTTTATCATTAATTAATTGAATAGTATTGTCTTCATTTTTAACTAATTTTATTTTATTACATGGTGCCATAAATTTAACTGATGTTATATTTGAATTGGTTGTTTGTTTATCTAATACACCTCTAATTAAATAATAGTCGTATAATGAAATTGCAATACTCTTCATTAATGGATTTGTAAAACTCGGTTGATTTTCAATTAATACAATATTAGCAGTTAATAAACTAGTTTTTTCTTCTAAAATTTTTAATAATTTTAATTTATTTTCATCAAAATCTAATGATCTAACATTAACATTTTTATATGGTTTTACTTTATATAATGTTTGTAATGTTTTATATTTACTTTTAGAATGTGTTGTGCAATATTTACAATTTTCATATTCAAAAGATGTTTTACGTCCACATGGATTTTCTTTAACTAAATAACTACATTTATCTTCACAACAAGATTTAAATATTTCTTCTAATGGTTTTATTTTTTCACATTTTTTTGCATGAACTTTACAATAATATTTATTATTATATGTTGATGATGCTTTCAATCCACATTCACATTTAGTATTTTCTCTATCAGTTAAATCTATATTACCCCAATCTATAATTTTCCATTTATTATCTACATCTTTAGTAAATAAACAATAGGCTAAATGAATAATTCCGACATCAAATGATAATATAAGCATATAAATAATTAATATTATTTTTTTAAATAATTATTTATTAAGTTTATTTTATACTTGTATTTAATGACAACAACATATAGATTAACAGTTAATATTAATGGAAATACACCTATTGTATTTACTAATATTTTTAATAATTTTGATGGTAATGTTTTATTTGTTGGTATATTTATTGTAGATAATTTAACAAATAATGTATTATCATTTACAGATGATCATGGATTTGTTTATCCAATAATTCAAGGATCATATTATATAAATAATACAAATTTTGAATTTGGATTTAATTCAATGTCATCATCAGTTTTAAGTACAAATTATTATTTAGTAAATGGAGGAATGCCAAATTTAAATTTTGCATATATTAATAATATAGATTTTATTACAACTGGTATATTTCAGGATTATTTTCCGAATTCATTTACTTTTACATTAATTTCAACAACATGTTTTTTAGAAGATACAAAAATATTATGTTTAGTAAATGATACAGAAATATATCTACCAATACAAGATTTAAAATCTGAAATGACAATTAAAACATTACATGGATATAATAAAATTGAATTAGTTGGAAAACAACAAATATATAATTCACGTGATGATGATATAAAAAATCAATTACATATTTTATTTAAAGAAAGATATCCAGAATTAATTGAAGATTTAGTCATTACGGGATCACATGGAATATTAGTAAATGAATTAACAATGAAAGAAAAAATAAAAACATTTGAAATAATAAAAAATGTATATTTAACAGACGGTAAATTTAGATTACATGCATGTATTGATACAAGAAGTGAATTATATAAAGAAGGTTTATTTAATATTTATCATATTGTTTTATATTCAAATGATAAAAATAAAAATTATGGCATATATGCTAATGGTTTATTGGTTGAATCATGTTCAAAAAATTATTTTATTAAACATTCAAATTTAGAAATATTTTAATGAACGTTGTATGTTTTAGCTTTGTAAAAACATCAACCTACTTTTATAAAAAACCAAAAGTTTTTTATTAATGAACGTTGTATGTTTTTTATTAATGGACCGGAATAATTAAATCAATATTTTTATGGACTCCATCAATTTCTATTTTTTCAAAATTTGAACAATTTTTTGAAAATGGAAAATTTATTTTATCTAAATTAAATGTTTTTCCACTCCAGCGTTCTTTTGATTTATTCATTAATGTTATTTCTGAATTTTGTGATGGATATACATTATAAAAATAAATATCATGTGACCAATCATCAGCAATATTTTGATTATTTGGTGATCCATAAAATGTTCTATCTGAAATTATATTTAATCGTCCAAATGCTTGATCAAAATTTGCGTATCCACTTTGTGCTGTATTATGAATATGAAAATGTTTTGTTGGAACAAAAAGTTCATTATTAAAAACATCATGTGAATAACCAAATGGATGATATTTTTCTGATCCTACATTTAATTTACAAATAATAAATCCAAAATATGGTTCGTTATAACTATTTTTCATAAATTCTGATAAATTATTTGATAATTCAAATACTGATGTATCTACTCTTTCAAGATCATCAATTGTTTGTGCAATTGATACTTTATATGATCCAACATTAAATACTTCTAATTTATTAGATTTTAATTTATTTTTTGGTAAATTACCATAACTAAAACTTGTATTTGGATCATAAAAACAATTTTTACAATCTGAAAATAATTCTTTATAGTTTATTAAATTATGAAATTGTAATGTATTTGGTAATGGTACTGGTAATATCATTGCATTATTTTTTGTAATATTATCTACTTGATTTGAATATATAATAATTTGTCTTTGTTTATCATCAGATAATCCACATAAAATATTTGTATCTGAAACACGCTTAATTTCGCCTGAAATTACACACATATAATTTATATATTTAAATATTTCTTTAAATAATAATTACTTACCTATATTTTCATAACCGTATAATATTACATGCATTTTATATTTTGTTTTATCGATATTTTCTTTTATTGTATTATTAATTAAAATATTATTTACAGTAATTTCTCCAGATGGTTGATTTTCTTTTGGACATAAAGAAAATCCAATTATATATAAATCATACATTGATTTGTGATATAAATTAGAATATATATCACAAGATAATTCATCATATTCATGTTTAATATTGTTAAATGTAATTATAAAATTAGATGAAATTCTTTCATATGCATTTGTTTCAATATTTTCATAAAATATAACAAGTTCTTTTAAAATAAAATTATTTAAATTTTCAATTAATATATTTTCATTAATATCAAAAGTAAATAATTTTTGTGAATTAAAAATAGTTGAACTTACATATAATAAACTTGATTTTTCAACTGGATCTTTTAATATAATAATTTTTGATTGATTATCAATAGATTCTGATTCAATTTTAATATATTTTTTTGTATATTTTATATTTGGATCAAATATAAAGGGTATAATAATTAATTCATTACAGTACAATATTTTATTATATAATTTATGATAAATTTCTAACATTTTTTCATTAAGAATTAATTTAAAATTATTAATTTCAATTGTTATTTTTATGTTTTTAATATATTTAGTTTTTATAAAAATATTTCCCGTATAAATGTCAAAATTTGTAAAATATAAATAATTATTACAAGTTACTAATTCTTCTAAATTTATCCATTTAATGTCATTAAATTTTGATATAATTTTTTGTTCATTTGTATCTGAAATTGAAACATTAATATATACTTTACTTTCACTTTGATTTTTTGTGATTACTGTTAAATCAAAATTATTAATATACATTAAATAAAAAACACTATAATTATAAATTAATATTGATGGATCAATTATTATTAATTTTTGTTGATTAACATTATATGAATATAGTTGTAAAATTTCAGGTAAAATAATAAATTCATTATCATTTATATTACAAATAATTTTTTCAATATTTTTAATATTATTAGTTTTAATAACAATATAACATAAAATATCATAATCTGCCAATAAATTATATTTATATTCAGTTTTTGTTGAATCAGAATTAGTTAATTCAGAATTAACTGTTAATTCAGAATTAGACATTAAATCAGTATTAATTGTTGATTCAGAATTAACATGTATTGTGCCATTTTGAAAATTTGTATGTGGTACCATTCCAGTTGTATTAGAACCATTTGTTATACCTAAATAAGATATTTTTGGATTATCAACAAAATATAAATTTGTTTTTTTATAGTTTTCTAATTGTTGTAGTAAGTGATTTATATTAATTAATTTATTTATTTTTTGTTTTGAAATATTAAGTGTATTTGGAACATTTGAAAACAAATTTGATAAATTTGATGGTTTATTTTCTAAATTTAAAACTGTTATACCGTCTTCTAATGAATCTAAAGAAATTGTTGTATGTATTTGTTTTGGTGAACAACTATTACCCATATATATTTTAATTATATAATATTTTTTTAAATTATTTTAATTTAAACACGGAATAATATGCATTAATAGAATTTGGTTTAATAAATTCAAATGTTTTATAAAATCCATAACCATTAAATAAATCTATCCATTCTTTTCTTTTTTTATAATTCGCAAAATATGTTTCAATAAAATTTTCATCTTCCATTGGATCACTCCATACTAAACTATATAATCCATGTATTATATCTAAAAATACCGCAAAATTTTCTGTTTGACAATCATGTTCTCTTATTATTATTATGCCATTTTTTGATAATATTCTTTTAAATTCTAATATTGTTTCATCTATATTTTCTATATGATGTAATACCATTGAACATGTTATTAAATCTATAGATTTATTTGGTATTTGTGGCATTAAATTACTATTATTTAATAGAATAAAATTAAAATTTTCAATATTATAGTCTTTAATGTCACTACCATATAAATTTTTATTGTTTATTTTTAATAATTCACCTAATTGTTTTGTTATTGCACCTGATGAACATCCATAATCTAATAAACTATTAATTTTTAAATGTTTTGGAATAAATTGTATTATATTTTTTGCCAATACTTTTGATCTATTAATATCTTCAAATTTATTTTCTTTTTTAAATAATTCTCTTAATTTTAAATATATTATTTCATCATTGTCAAAATTAGTTAAATGATTACTAATAATATTGTCCCAATCTTCTATTGTGTTTTTTGTACCATCAATTAAATCATGTTCAGCTAATTTTTTTAATAACCTTAATTTAATATTTTTATCATTTTCAAATATAAATTTAAATTGTTGTTTACTTTTTGTGTCCATTATATTATTTATTAAAATATTTTTAAATAAATAATATTCAATTTTTATTTAGATTTTTTGCCAAACATGCATACCACGTAATTTATTTTCATAAAAATAAATCATTCCTTCATATTTCATTATTTTATTTATTTTATCAAATATTTCTTGAATACATTTAGAATAATGTATATATAATATTAAATGACCATTTTTTTCTAAATGATTAATTGCTTTATATAAACTTACTAACAAAAATTTATCACACCAATTTTTTTCATCATTATATTTTATTGTTGAATCATTTTTATTATTCGAATATTTTTCTAATAAAAAAAATGGGGGTGATGAAAAAACTAAATCAAATTTAATATCGGGTATTTGTGCAGTTTCAAATCCATCATTTATTAAAATAAAATTTTTTTGTTTACTTTTTTTAACAAAAGTATTAATAATTTCATGATAATATTTATGTAATTCTTCATTTGGATCAACAGCACAATATATTTTACATTTATGTAAAATTGCGCCTATTAAACGATCGCCCCATCCTGCTGATATATCTAAATATTTTTTACATTTAAATTTTTTTAAAATAGTTAAAACAACTGAAATTCTAAAATTATTACATAATTTAGTTTGTTGAAAAATTAATTCTCTTAATGCATATAAATCTTTTGATTTATTTATTAATTTATTTTTATTTTTATTCCAATATTCTAAAGGTGACATATATTTTCCAAATTTGCATTTTACTCTTACAGTTTCCGTAAAATAATCAGTTAGTGTATTTAGTTCATAATTATCAGTAAAATTATCAATGATTATAAAATATTTATTTTTATATTTTTCAGCATTATCTATTTTTTTATTTGTAATATTTATTTTAAAATTTTTTACTATTTTTATTATATTTTCAACATCTAATTTATAAAAATAATTATAAAATGGATATTTAATGTTATTCATAATTTTAGGTATAAATTAATTTTTTAAATGTTATGCTTTTAATTTTAAATAAAAATTTCTAGTTTGATTTATAATGAATAATATATTATTTAATAAAAACAATAATCAAACAGGCGGGGTTTATCAAAAAGAAGATATATCTTTTGAAGAAAATGGACGTTTATTTCCATTATGGGTTATGCAAAATTTTAAAAAATATTTATTACCTGAAATTATTAGAAAAGAAGGCGAAGATCCATGTAATGAAAAATTAACTGATGAATTAACATTATATCAAAAATTTATTGGTTCATATTTAGATTATAGATCTCCGTTCAGAGATTTATTAATTTATCATGGTGTCGGTTCAGGTAAAACAGTAACAGTAATAAATGTTTATAATATATTGTATAATTATACACCAAAATGGAATGTATTTTTAATAGTACCTGCTGCATTAGAACAAGATCCATGGATGAAAGATATAAAAAAGTGGTTAATTCATGAAAACTTTGAAAATAGATTAAATAATTTAGTATTTGTACATTATGACAGTCCATTTGCTGATCGTGATTTTTTAGATAAAATTAAAAATGTTGATTCATCTAAACCATTTTTGTTTATTATTGATGAATGTCATAGATTTATTAATAATGTTTATAATAATGTATCAAGTAAAAAAGGTAAACGTGCACAAATTATTTATGAATATATTCAACAGGAAAAAAAAGATAATCCTAATACACGAATTTTAATGTTATCTGCTACTCCTGCACTTAATAGACCTTTTGAATTTGCTTTAATTTTTAATTTATTAAGAGCTGGTAGTTTTCCAACGAGTGAAGCAATCTTTAGTCAATTATATATTTCATCATCAAATTTTGCATCATTAAATGAAGACAATAAAAATATGTTTCAAAGAAGAATTATGGGGTTAGCATCATATTATCTTGGTGGAACACCAGATAGATATGCAACCAAAATTACACATTATAAAAATATTATAATGGGTGATTATTTTGAAGAAATTTATAATTATTATGAAAATATTGAAGAAGAAAAAGAAAAAATTAGAATTAGAATGTCTAGAGGTAAAGTTAATGATGAAACATCAACATATAGTTCTTATACTAGACAAGCATGTAATTTTGTATTTCCAAAATTAAGTAGTAGAGTAAATGGCGAAAAAAGACCAAGACCCGGAAAATTTAAAATTACTGATGATGAAGCTAATGTAATTGAAGAAAGTAAAGATGAAGAAAAAAAAAGATTATTAATTAAATCCAATAAAGAAGTTGCTGCATATGTTAAAGAAATTAAATTTTTTATATATAGTTTAATTGAATATTTTAAAAATATTTATAGTAAAGATAAAAAAAATAATCATACAATACATACAGATATAAAAACATATATTAAAAAATATAATAATAATTTTATTGATTTTATTGAAAAAGAAAAAATAAAATCAAAACTATTTGAAGCGATGTATGAGTGTTCACCTAAAATGATTTTAATTATTTTCAATATTATTAAATCTAAAGGTCCTGTTCTTGTTTATTCTAATTATGTTGAAATGGAAGGATTACAAATTTTAAAAATATATATGCAATTTTGTGGATTTGCACCTTTTTCTGATGATAATGATCCTAAACATGATTTTCATAGATATGTTGAATATCATGGATCAATAGATAAAGAACAACGTGAAATTAATAAAAAAGAATTTAATAATCCATTAAATTTATTTGGTAAAATAATCAAAGTTTTTATGATTTCTCCAGCTGGTGCAGAAGGTATTAATTTATATAATTGTAGACAAGTTCATATTATGGAACCATTTTGGAATGAAGGACGTATTGAACAAGTTATTGGTAGAACAGTCCGTCAATGTCACCATAAAGATTTACCAATGAATGAACGTAAAGTAGATATTTATAGATATAAAATGGTTAAAAAAAATGGCAAAGAAACAACTGATGAAAAATTAGAATTTATTTCAAGAAAAAAAAATAATTTATTGATTAGTTTTTTAGATGCCATTAAAGAAGTTGCTATTGATTGTGAATTATTTAAATCTCATAATATGATGGGATCAACCTATAAATGTTTTCAATTTAATGAAGAATCATTATTTGATAATAATATTGGACCTGCTTATAATTCAAAAATAGAATATGATCAAAAAATAAATAATGGTTTAAATTCTAAAGAATCATCAGTTATTAAAATTAAAGTCAGAAAAATTAATGCATCACATAAAACTGATGAAAATATTTATTCCAAATCACAAAAATATTGGTATTATGATAAAACATCAATAATTTATGATTATGAACTTAATTTTCCAGTAGGCAAAATTAAATTAGATGATACCGGAAGTGGGAATCCCATCAAAATTGATAATGAAACATATTTAATTGATAAATTTATTCATATTCCTGAATTTAAATTATATTAAACTATTTTTGGTTTACTATATAATCCTACTAAATTTTTAATATTTTGTCCAACATCTCCAGATAATTTATTTCCCATAAATTGTGGCATCATTTGTGGCATCATTTGCCCCATTTGTGCTTGTTGTCCCATCATTGGATAATTCATAGGTTGACCCATTGATTGACCCATTAATTGTTGTGCTAAAGGATTTGGTTTAAAGTTTGATGTATTTTGTATTGTTGAATCAAAATTACTAATTTGATTACCAATCTGTTGATAATTATTTTGAGATACAGAACCCAATAAAGAACCAATTCTATTATTTACATTTTGAATTTGACCATTTGCATCAGTTGGAATATAATTACTTAACATTAATGGATCAACATTAGTTTGATCAATTTGTTGAGGATATTGTTGATTTTGTTGAGGATATTGAGGATATTGTTGAGGATATTGTTGTTGATAACCTTGATAATTTTGTTGATTTTGTTGATTTTGTTGATTTTGTTGAGAACCTCTATAACTATGATCATCAGAGTTTATTAAATCTCTCATTTCTTCAGATGAATCATTACTTTTTTTATTTATTTTTTTTTGTTTTTTACTAATTTTTTTACTGGTTTTTGATAATTTTCTAGAACCTTTAAAAGTATTACTTAATTCAGTTGCTTTAGTTGGCATTATATAATCTTATACAGAAATAATTATTTTAAATTAAATTTTTTATTTTTATTTTTAAACTTTTTTTAATCAATAAAATCTTCATTTCCAATGTTAATATTTTTTGTTAGATCTAAAAATTTTATTTTATTATTTACTAAATTATTATTATTTTGAATTTGTGTATTAAATTTTATATATTTTTTTCTTTTAGCCACAATACTTTTTAATTCATTTAGTTTATTTAAATTATTTCTATAATATACTACTTTTGACCATGTGTCATTTAAAATTGATAATATATTTTTAATAAACATATTGTCTTTTTCTATTGTAACGTTATGCGATTCTTCTAATTTCCAATAAATTATTTTATCAAAATAATAATCTGATAATTCTGGATGATCTTCTGACATTGTTTTTGTTAACCATGAATCATATTCATTTTCATCCATTAATAAATTATCAGGGTAAATAAATTTACTTTTCCAATGAATATTATCTTCTTTATAATCTGGTTCAGGTGTCCATACTTTTGGTAAATATTTTATTAATATTCCTTTTTTTAATAAATTATTTATTTCTATTTTTTCTGCATTTGTACCTATAGTATGACTTGTATCATCACATTTATCTATTAAATAATCATTTCTATTTTTATATTCGATTATTTTACATTGCCAAAAATCACATTTATTTAATTCACAACATTCTAATTGTTGTTGTACCTGACAATAATAATAATATGGACATATATATCCAATTATATTTCCTGATTTATGTATTTCTCTTGATGTTACACATTTTATTTCCAACATTCTTCCTAATAATGGTGAAAATTTATATTCTAATGATTGACTTGAACATATTCCATCTGGTGATGCACCTAATAATGGATATTTTTCTGATGGTAATGCACCAAATTCAATAACTTTATTATTATATATATATTCATAAATTGATGTTGCAATAGGTTCATATTTTTTTCCGTGATAAACATTTTGATTATCTAAAAATTTAAATGTGGGATCACTTTTTTTTACAATAAAACTTTCTACAGGTTCATATGGATTTTGATCTATTGCTGCAGCTGTATCTGATGCTGTAATTCTATTATAACGGTAATCAAACCATTCTTGCGATTTTTGTTCTGGTTGTGGTAAATTTTTTAGTTTATTGAAATGTTTTTCTAATTGTATGTATTCTTTTGGTATTTTATATTTTTTAAATTGTTTTTCACAATTTCTGATTAATTTCCAATCAAACTCTTTTTTATTTGATTTAAATTTTACAATAAATAGATTTTTTAATATTTTATATATTGTTTCTATTTCTATATCATTATTTTTTCTTATTTCACCACTTATAATTAATAATTGTTTATTATTAATTTCTTTACCGGACTGTATACAGTTATTTATATACTCAATACCTTGATCTATTATTTCCATTTTTTAATTGATATAAATATCTATAAATATTTATATCAATTTTTATAAATAAATTATTCTTTTTTAATGCAATATTTTTCGTTTTCAAATGTCAATGATGACACCGATATTATTTTACCTTTTATTTCATCATATGTTATTTTATTTTTCACTTTTTTATCTTTTAATAATTCAATTAATTGATCTTTTAATTCTTCTTTTTCAACACTATTTATTATTTCTAAATTATTTATAAATTCTTTTATTTTTATTATTTTATGTGTTTGTGTTAATTTTGTCCATGGTTTTAAATATAAATAATCAATACTATAAACTTCAGAATTATTTTTTTCTATATTTACATCTGTTGCAGATATTGTACAATTTTCTAATTCAGGATTTTTTAATTTATCCAATTCAATATTTATTATATTCGGATCTATATTTTGTTTAATACAAGCATTTAATAAATTATTTAAATATTTTGTTCTTAAATTTAGTTCAAGGTTATCCATATTATATATATTGATTTGTTTTTAAACTTATTTTTTTTCAATTTTAATTAGTCTGTCCAAGTATTAATTTAAAAACTGTATTCCAATCATAATAATTCTTTTTCCAATTTTCATCAATTTCTTTTATTAAATATTTTTTCATATGTATTCTTATAAAATTATCTTCTTTTTTTTCTTCATCAGATTCATTATGTGATAAAGAACATAAAATAAAATCACAATTATCATTAATATTTTTTATAATTTGTATAAATTCATTTTTTATTTCATCTGAAATTAATCCATAATATATAAAATATAGTTTTTCTTTTTTACATTTTATAATATCAATTAATCTTTGTAGTCTTCTTTTATATTTTTCTATAAAATCAAGAATATCTTGTTCTGTATATGTTATTTTTATGTCATGTAAACTTATTAAATATGCATTTTTTTCTAATTCAATAGTTTCATTTGAAAAATTACATGAATTATTTAAATCTGGTATAGCATAACAAGTCCTAGCTTGAGTTTTTTCTTCAGAAAAAACAAATGTATGCTTATTTTCATCAATATATCTATCAGATGGTAAAGAAGAAAGTAATGTTTTTTCCTCCAACCTTTGAATATATGTTTTATTTGAACTTTTTGGAAATGATTTTATTAATATTCTAGAATTATTGTCATGAATACCATTTTTAATTATATTATCTTTACAAAATATATCATCAATAATATTATGATATTTTAATATTATACAAATTGCTTCAATATTAACTAATATCCAATCAAATATATTAGTTTCATATTTAAAACGATTAAAAATATCAATATTATATCTTGTAGCGCATGTGTTGCCTAAAGATATTAACATATATTATATAATATATATATAAAATAAAAATTGATTTATAATATTTAAAAATATAATTTATTATATTAATTATGAACAATTTAAATGATAATGTGTCTAAAAAATTAAAAACTACACCAAATATTGACAACACTAATACAAAAATACCTGATGAAATTATCGATTCTAAATCTCCAAATATAGAAATATCCGAAAATGACGTTAATAAATCTGAAAATAATAATAATGAAAATAATGATGATAATGATGATAGTGATGATAGTAGTGATGAAGATTTAGAAAATGAAAATGAAAATGAAAATGAAAATGAAAATGAAAATGAAAATGAAAATCATGAAAATTTAGAAGATGAAAATGAAGATTTAGAAGATGAAAATGATGAAGATTTAGAAGATGAAAATGATGGAGATTTAGAAAATGATGAAGATTTGGAAATGGAAGAACCATTAATAGATTATGAGTCATTATTTGCATTACGATTATCATTACAAGATGATTATGATGATGAATATAATATTATTATTTCATTAAAAAATTATTTACATAATAATGGCATTTCAATTGAGGAAACTAATACAATTCTTACAAATTTTTATGACCATTATGGAATTGAATCATCAGTATTTAATATTGAAGAAATTATACCACCAAATTTAAATTTGTTTGATGATTTACCAGATTTAATACCGATCGAAGGACACGTACCATTAAATAATATATTTAATAATTTAAATGCAGTATTTAATAATATAATTAACAGTATTAGTACTGATGATGTAATATGTACACTACATAAAGAATGTGTTGATAAATTAAATAAATATGTTTTAACTGAAAATTTAAATAAAGATTGTAATATATGTTTGGACAATATGATTAAAGATCAAGAAGTACTTGAGTTAAATTGTAAACATATATTTCATTCACATTGTATTTTAGAATATCTTGAAAAATATAATTATATATGTCCTGTCTGTAAATGTGAACAAGGAAAACCTGAATATAAAATTTAAACAAATTTTATTTAAAAATTAATTTAAAATATATTTTATATGCATACTGAAAATACTATTTATTCGTGTACTATTAATGGATATAATGATAATGGATATTATATGCACACTTATCAATGGAATAAACCAGATAAACCTGATAATTATAAATTAATTCAAAATAAAATTTCAAAATATTTTTACAGTAATTGGAATAATTATGTTATTGTAGACACTATATATATTAAATATTCTACATATCCAACAAGAATATATAAATTAATTAATCCATTAAATAATACAAATAATATAATAATTGACAATGTTAATGTTACAATAAATTGGATCGCTTATTAAATTATCTTAATATATTAGAAAATAATAATAATATTGTTCCTGTTACTATTAATAATATTGCAAATAAAAATTGTGTATGTTCAGTAGAAAATATAAACGGTAATGGATTTTTTTTAT